GGCTGGAGGTGCTCCGGCAATGCGTGGGCAGATGGGTGGGGTGTATATGGGTGGCCCACGGCAAGAGGCACTGGAAACCGCGCAACGCAACGCAGCCAAACCCGTCAGTGAGGGTGGGCTGGGCTTGCCGCCGAACAACACGCCCATGGATCGGGCGAGGGCGATGGGTTTCGTGGATGACACTTACCACGGCACATTCAACCGTTTTGACAATTTCGACATGGCAAAGGCTAACCCACGAAGCCAATACATGCCGGGAGTATTCACCGCAGACCAGCCAGAGTTAGCGGAAAACTTTGGCGATTACATCATGCCGCTGATGCAACGCAAAGGCGTGACCATTAAAGATGTTATTGCTGCCAGAAACGCCGGGCTGCCAAAGCCGACAGTAGACAGCATACACGATGCCGCCAATGGTGTGCGGGTGACAAACAACCCGTCTAACTTGCGCTCCCGCTTCGCAGCATTTGACCCTGCCCGAATCAACGAAAACGACCTACTAGGGCGCGCTGATCCTCGTTTGCTTGGCTTGATGGGCTTGGGTGCTGCTGGTGGCCTAGGGGCTTACAACTATATGCAGGGGCAATAATGGTCAGACCCACCGCCAAATCATCCTCCATTCCGGCCCCTGTTGATGGACTTAACGACCGCGACTCTATCGCGGACATGAACCCCAAGGACGCCATCATCCTCGACAACTGGTGGCCCTATCCGTCGTTTGTCGGCATTCGCAAGGGCTCCAGCAACCACGCCACGGGGTTCACCAATCCCGTGGAAACGCTTGCCGAATACCTGCCCGCTGCCGGAGACCCGCGCATATTTGCCGTGTCGGGCGGGTCGATCTTTGATGCCACCACACCAGGCCCGATTGGGGCTGCAATGGTCACGGGGCTGTCGAACAGTCAGTGGCAATGGCAGGGCATCACAACCCCCGGAGGTTCGTTTCTCTACATGGTCAACGGGTTCGATTCCCCCCGATTGTGGAATGGAACAACTTGGACAACGATCACCGGCGCATCGACTCCGGCCATAACGGGTGTAACGACATCGACCCTGGCTCACGTCACGCTGTTCAAGAATCGGCTGTTTTTCGTGCAAAACAACTCGATGAATGTCTGGTTTCTGCCGGTCAACAGCATCGGCGGCGCGGCTTCGTTGATTGACTTGGGTTCGGTGTTCCGCAGAGGTGGGCGGGTTGAAGCCTGCTACACGTGGACGATTGACGCAGGGAGTGGTGCGGACGATCATTTGGTCATCATCTCCAGCAACGGGGAGGTCGCCGTCTACCGCGGCACTGATCCATCTTCCGCGTCTGCCTGGTCGATTGTGGGCGTGTTCGTGTTGGGCAGGCCATTGGGAAGACGGTGTGGCACGAAGTTCGGCGGTGATTTGGCAGTCAACACCACAGAGGGGCTATACCCTTTGTCTCGGGGTTTGCTGTCGAGCGACGTCAACCGTCAAGGCGCATTGACCGACAAGATCCAAAACAGCACGAGCGAGGCGACTCAGGCATATGGACACAACACCGGCTGGCAGGTCGAATTATTCCCCGATGCCAATATGCTCATCCTGAACGTACCGGCAGGCAATGGGCAAAATTTCCAATACTGCCAAAACACGATCACAGGCGCGTGGACGAAGTTTGTAGGCTGGGATGCTCGATGCTGGCTGGATGCGGTGGATGGCCTCTACTACGGCTCGGGTAACGCAGTGGTCAGGGCTTGGCACCGCACGACCGACAACGGCGTCGGGATTGTGGCTGACGTGCTCCCAGCTTTCAGTCAGTTCGGGCAAGAGGCGCGAAACAAGTTTTTCACGATGGTGCGGCCCAACATCCTGACGAACGGCAATCCATCCATTGACTACGGCCTGAACGTAGACTACGCCATCCAACAGCCACAGGGCACATTGAGCTTCACCCCTCCGACTGGAATGACGTGGGGGTCAATGGTGTGGGGTTCGATGATTTGGGGCGGCTCGCTCGTTCCGGTCAACCAGTGGCAGACCGTGGGCGCGGTGTCCAATTCAGCGGCCATTCGTTTGCGAGTAATGAACAATGGTGCTGATGTACGATTGACCAACGTGGACTATTTGCACCAAGTAGGAGGAATCCTTTGAGGCTTTGCCTTGATGCGGAAATCGTCGGCCCGTGGGTGGCTTCGCGCACGGGTGGCGCATGGTCGCCGTGTAGAGGTACTGCAATCGGGAAACTCGACGATCAGGGCAAGCTGATTGCAGGGGTTTTGTACGAAGATTGGAATGGCGTGAACATCGTTTGCCACATTGCCGGTGAGGGGAATTGGGCCAGTCGAAGATTCCTGAATGTGATCTTTGACTACCCATTCAATCAACTCAAGGTCAGGCGAATTACTGTACCTGTCGGATCGACCAACATCAAATCTATCCATCTTGTCACACGAATGGGATTTGCGCTAGAATCCACACTAGCGCAGGCAATCCCTGACGGTGATCTTCATTTGTTCCGTATGTTCCGGAGCGAATGTCAATACCTCAGAGGAAAATATGCGCTACATTGACCACCCAGATCACGACTTAGACCCGAGAGCCTTTTCGGGTGATGGTCGGTTGTACGGCAAATCTCGCCCTCCACCCCCACCGGATTATCGCGCAGCGGCACAAGAAACCGCTGCGGGCAATCTTGAGTCGGCAAGACTTGCCACCCGTGCAAACCGAGTAGATCAGTTCACCCCTTACGGCAGTCTGACATACACCGATTTGGGCAATGATCGCTGGCGTCAGGACATGAATCTGACACCTCAAGCACAGCAGGCGCTTAATCAACAGCTTGACCTCAACCAGAAATACGGCGAAGTCGCCAACATCGGCTTTGACCGCGCCCGTTCGATCTTTGAAAACCCTGAACTCGATACGAGCAACCTGCCCCAGATCAACCCACTAAATCAAGGCTCTTTGAGCGGCGTCCGCAACCTCGATACCTCTGGCCTTAACGATGTCAGGGGCATCAATGAGTCTGCGCTCGGCAATGTCCGCAACCTCGATGCCTCTGGCCTTAACGATGTCAGGGGCATCAATGAGTCTGCGCTCGGCAATGTCCGCAACCTCGATGCCTCTGGCCTTAACGATGTAAGAGGGATTGATCTCAATTCACTGCCGCGAGGTGCTGTTAACGCAGGTCAAACAGCGCAACAGGCGATTTTGTCGAGACTCAATCCTCAGCTTCAGCAACAAGAAGAAGCGCTGCGAACGAGGTTGGCGAATCAAGGCATCACCCTCGGATCAGACGCCTACAACCGCGAGATGCTGGCGCAGGGCCAGCGAGCCAACGATTTGACAACACAAGCCGCTCTGCAAGGCATCAGCCTAGATCAAGCGGTTCGTCAGCAGGCCTTTGGTGAGCAGCAGGCTCTGTCTGCCAACGATCTAGCTCGACGTCAGGTTGGTTTTGGCGAACGTCAGGCCGTGTCGCAGTTTGATACGCAAAGACAGGCGCAGAACTTGGGTATTCAGCAGGCTCTGTCTGCCAATGACATGGCTCGACGTCAGGTTGGTTTTGGCGAGCGTCAGGCCATGTCACAGTTTGATACGCAAAGACAGGCGCAGAACTTGGGTATTCAACAGGCTCTGTCTGCCAACGATCTAGCTCGACGTCAAGCTAGTTTTAGCGAACGTAAAGCCATGGCACAGTTTGATGTCGCTAGACGCCAGCAGGAGTTGCAAGAGCAACTGGCTTTTGCCAACAATGCAGCCGACACACGCGCAAGGATGTTGCAAGAACAGGCTTACCTGCAAGACCGGCCCCTGAACCTCATCAACGCCCTGCGAACCGGCAACCAGGTACAGGCTCCCCAGTTCCAACAGTTTGCCCAGCAAGCCACCACAGCAGGCCCCGATTTGCTCAACGCCGCAAATGCCCAGTACGGCGCGGCTGTTGATGCTACCAATGCCCGCAACGCTCAATCAAGCGGCCTTTTGGGTGGCCTGTTCGGTGTTGGGCTGGGTGTGGCTGGCTTGCCGGTGGCTGGCGGCGGATCTTTGTTCGGCAACTTTCTTAACAAGAGGCTTTGATGACCGACTTAGACCTCATGCAGCAACTGGCGGCACAACGTCGCAATCAGTTTGCCCAACAATCCCAGTTCCAAGCCCCACAGGGTCAGATGGTCGGTCGGCACTTCGTTGCCCCCAACGTCCTGCAACAACTGGCCGCAGGGCTTCGGGCCGTGGGCGGGATGCGTGGTCAGCAACTGGCAGAGCAAGAGCTGCAAGACATTTCCCGCCAGCGCACCGAAGGCACACAAAAGGCCTTGGCCGACTTCCTTCGCCAAGCGCAAGGGACACCGGAAAACGCGCCGGGCGATGGAATGGGGCCGACACTTCCGGCAATGGCTCCCGATATGCGGGGTGCATACTCGGCATTGTTGCAGGCACCGGATCAGGGGCTTCGGCAGGCGGGTATGCAGGGCGTCATGCAGACGGCGCAACAGCAGGCCCAAGCGCAGCAAGCCACGATTGACCGCGAACGGACTATGCGTATCCTGCAAACTTCAACGCCCCAGCAGGCCATTGCGGCCGGACTGCCGGTTGATGTTGTCAAGGCATATCACGAGTCACCAAACTTCGGGCGGCAGGAGGTTAATTTCCAAGACGTCGGCGGTCAACTGGTGCCCGTTACGAGGTTTGGCGACAGGCCAGAAGGCGTCTCGCCTATCGACAAAACGGGTAATCCGTTCAGCGATATGCTGGTGCGTGATGCCAGCGGTCGCATTGTGCCAAACGCCCCATTGGTAGAGGCAAGAACACAGGTGGCCGCAGCCGGTCGCCCGATGGTTACTGTGGATGCGCGTAACTTTAATACGCAAGAGTCGGAGCAGTCCAGGGTTTACGGGCGTGCGTTGGGTGAGCAGCGGGCAGCGATTACAACCGCTGGCATTGAAGCACCTCGCCGATTGGCTCAACTTGACCGGATGGAGCAACTCCTTAAAGGGGTTGAGGGTGGGCGATTGGCTCCCGCAATGGCTGATGTGGCATCTGCCCTTAACTCTGCTGGAATCACCATTGACCCGCGACTTGGGCCAAAAGAGGCGGCTGAGGCATTGGCGGTTGAGATGGCGCTTAAGATGCGCCCGCCAGGATCGGGGCCGATGACAGACAGGGATTTCGAGAACTTCCTGCGCACTGTTCCCAGCTTGGCAAAGTCGGCAGAAGGTCGGGCGCAAATTACTCAAACATTGCGCGCCGCCATTCAGCGAGATTTGGAGGCAGCAGAGTTTGCGCGACAGTATGCCGAGCAGAACAACGGCGTCATTGATGATCGGTTTTTCCAATCCTTGCAGCGCTTCTATGTTGAAAACCCCGTCGTCACACCGCCAATGCCGCCCAGCAACTCGCGTGGTGCGCCGCTGCGTCAACCTGGCACACCTTCGCCCATTCAGGTTCCTGACGACGTGAATAGCATCCTTCAGCTTTACTCAACAGGTGGCCGATAATGGAAATGGAACAGGTCTACGATGCGTTGAGAAAGGCTCATGCAGCCGGTGACACGGCATCGGCTCAAAAGTTGGCCGATTTCATCAAAAGTCAAATGCCTGCTGCACCTGAACCGACTTTGCGGCAAAGGATGGTTTCATCGGTGCCCGGTCGGGTTTTGCAGGGTATGCGCGATCCGATAGACGCGGGCGCTCAACTATTGCCACGTGGACTTCAATTTTTGACCTCTGCGGGGGGCTTGGCTCCGAATCGTGTTTCTGAGTTTTTTGGCTCCGAAGCGCAGCGCGTAGACAAAGGCATTTCAGAGGCAGAGCGCGAGTACGATGCTGCACGCATGGCAACAGGCCAAGAGGGAACGGATTGGGCTAGATTGGGCGGGAACGTGGCAAGCCCTGCAAACTTGGCTATTGCCTCCAGAATGCCGATGTTGACGACCACAATGGGGCGTGTTGGCGGTGGTGCCTTAATGGGTGCTCTGGGTGGAGGATTGCAGCCCGTGAACACTGAGCGCACAGGTGGCGACTTTGCCTCGGTGAAGGCTGGTCAGATTGCATTGGGTGCGGCAACTGGCGCGGTGGCCACGCCCATCATGGGTGCTGTGGGTGACTTTGTTGGGCGCAAACTTGCAGGCCTGACAGACAGAGGCACGAACACCACCATCACGCTGCGACAAACCACGGAAGAGTTTGCCAGGTCATCAGGGCTTGACTGGGATAGCATGGGGCCATCTCAGCGTGAGCAGATTTTTGAGGCTGTCAAACGGTCAGCTCAAGAGTATGCAGGCAAAGACCCTAGGGTTGCCACACGCATCGCTGATTTCAAGCAACTGGAAATGCCCTACACGTTGGGGCAGATCACCCGTGACCCGCTGCAATTTGCAACAGAGAAAAACCTACAACAGGTGCCGGGTGTTGGCGATCCTCTGCGAGAGCGATTTGTGTCTCAGGGGGCAATGCTCCAAAACAGAATCGGCAACTTTGCAGCCGGTGCAGATGAGGCACAAAATGCAGGACAACAGTTGATTGCGAGATTGCGGGCGATTGATGATGACATGGCTGGCAGTGTTCGCCAAGCGTATCAGGCCGCTAGGCAGTCAGCAGGGAAAGACGCCGAAGTTCCGTTACAGGGGTTGTCGCAAGATTTTGCAGAGGTGATCGACACTTTTGCCGATAACGTTCCTTTGGCTGTTCGTCAAAACTTCGCTAAGTTTGGGCTTGGCGCAGACGCGCAAGGAATGACGCAGCGCAGGATTTTTACGGTCGAGGAAGCCGATAAACTTCTGAAGGTCATTAACGCGAACCAAAGCAACAACCCATCCACCAATGCCGCATTAAGTGCCTTGCGTGGGGCGGTAAAGCGTGCAGTTACCCAAGATGCTGGCACCGAGGACGTGTTCGCTCCGGCTCGTCGTCTGGCGGCTCAAAGGTTTGGCCTTATGGATGCCGTGCCCGCATTGGATGCTGCGGCCAGCGGTGCCGCCAATCCCGACACTTTCGTACAAAACTTTATCATCAGCAGAACAGCAACAACCCCGCAAGTTAAACAGCTGGCACAGTTATTGCGTCAGAATAATCCGGAGTCGTTTAGCCAAGCCCGCGCACAACTCGGCGCGTATTTGCAACGCAGGGCATTTGGAGAAAATCTGGCCGGTGACAAGGGCATATCGCCGGAGCGATTTGCATCTGCCTTGCGTGAGATTGGATCGGAAAAACTCGGGGCGTTTTTCAGCCCTGACGAAGTGGCCCAACTTCAGCGTATTTCCAGGGTTGCCGGATACATGGAGTCAGTGCCTTATGCATCACGGCCTAATACATCTGGCAACTGGGGGGCTATCTCAAGCCTTGCCGACTCAATTCCTGGCATACCAATGACCGCTGCAATGGTTAACGCACTCCGAAACTCAGCGTCAAATCAGTTGTCTGTCAATCAAGCTCTAGCCGCGAATCCAGTTCGCCAGCTTACGCCCGAACAAATACGACTTGCTTCTCAAATCTTGTCCGGCGGCTCTTTGGCGGCTGGCGCAGCGGCGGCGCAACCACTCCAGTAAGACCATGTATAGGCAAACCCCAACAGGCGTGGCAAGCGATCGTAAAATGTCTTCAGTCATGCCCACAGTGTAAAGGAAACCACTATGCCCCGCAACGGATCAGG